CCGCTTTGCCGTGGGAAGCGTTTTTCCGTTTTCCCACTTGGATACAGCAACACAGGAAACGTCCAGCTTTTCAGCAAGCTGTTCTTGCGTAAGTCCTGCAATCAACCTTGCTCGTTTAAATGAATTAATACGCTTGTTCACCATCCTACCTCCTTTCGCTTAATTTTAGTTTATTTTAACGCATGATGAAGAAAAAGTAAAGTGTTAAATTCACTTTAATCAATAATTATCTATTTAATTTTGATTAAGTTTATGTTAAAATAACATTAACAAGGGGGTTTGAAAATGAATATTGTTCGTGAACTGCGAATAAAGAAAGGTCTTCAGCAAAAAGAGCTTGCGCTTGAGCTTGGCATCTCAAATGCCGCTGTTTCTAATTGGGAAAAGGGCAAAAGCGACCCATCTGGTGATCGTTTGAAAAAACTTGCTGAAATCTTTAACGTAGATGAAAGTTTTATTCTTGGATATGGACTTGAAAAACCGAACTTGTTTGTCCCTGTCAACCCGAAAATCAGCGGCATTTCCGAAACGGAACAAATTGTTAATTATGTCCTTGAAAAGTTAAATGTGCAACAGGCAAAAGATGAATCAGAAATTAAAACCCCGGAAGCACGTATATTAGCACAGGGAATCGATAAACTACCGAAAGAACAGCGTGAACAGGCTGTAAACGTATTCCGTGCCATGTTTTCGCCGCAGTATTCTAATTTATTTACGAAAGGCGATGATGAATGATCCCGGAATCTGGGATTCAAATTATGCCACGAGAAAAAAAGGTTCATCTAAAAAAGCGCAAAGATAACCGCTACCGTGCCAGATACCACGGGAAGGAATTTTATTCATACATTTCTCAAGAAGATGCAGATGCACAACGGAAGGAATACATCGCCAATGAAAAAGCTGGACTTGTTAAAACGATTTCTGTACAGGATTATGCCTTACCGTGGATCAAACGTATGTATCCAGCTGTTGCGGATACAACTTACACAGGACTTGCAATCCATCTTCAACATCTGATTGATAGCATCGGAGGAAAAAAGCTGTCAGAAGTCAAGCCGTCTGACATTAAAGACGTTTATTCTGTTCATTACAAAAAGCTCTCCAATTCCTATGTAAAGGCCGCAAAACAGCTTTATTGTTCCTTATTCGATTCTGCCGTTGCGGACGGATTATGCCGGGTGAATCCAGCAAGGGATAAGACAGCCAAACCGCACAAAGGGACGGTCGGAAAGCATCGTGCCATTACTGAGCAGGAACGAAATTGGATACTTACACTCTGCAAAGATCACCGTGCTTATCCAGCTGTAATAACCATGTTATACGCAGGAATCAGACCGCAGGAAGCAAAAGCATTGACCATCGAAAAAGCGTATGACAAGAAGAATGGTATCCTGCACGTTACCGAAACTGCTCACAGATCCGGCAATAACCAATACGAAATAACGGACACAATGAAAACAGTTAAATCTGCCCGTGACATCCCGGTTTTCCCACCCGTTGCAGAAGCGTTGAATGGCAGGAAGGGATTGCTCATAACAACTGCCAAAGGAAAGCAGATTACATCAACCACTTGGAGAAACGCCTTTGACTCCTACCGTCATTGCATGGAAACCGCAATAAACGGCATGGAGAAACGTTGGTATGGTCGTACAAAGGAACATAAGAGAATTATGGCAGAAGGAGGAAAACTGCCGGAATGGATAGAATTTACGGTTGTGCCATATGATCTCAGACATTCATTCTGTACGTGGGGACGTGACAACGGCGTTGAGCTTCACACGATGGTCGAATGGATGGGTCACGCAGATGCAACAATGGTAATGCGGATATATGATGAAGTATCGGAAAATCGATCAAAGGCACAGGCAGAAATGCTCATAAAATCCGTGTTTGGGGGTCAAAACGGGGGTCAGAAAGATTCAAAAGATCCTGCAAACGTTGATATTAAAAGGAATAATGATCCTTAAAAATTCAGCTTCATACCCGGAGTGTCATAGGTTCGAGTCCTATTTGAGCCACATCGAAATCCACGGAAAATAAAGGCTCCGTGGGTTTTTAATTTTCTCTCGAACATGAAAAAATAGAAAAATAGACCCATGTTTGGGGGTCAAACGGGGGTCAAAAAAAGGGGAGGGCATAAACCCTCCCCCGGCTTTAGTCAAGTTTATCCATAACGGCGTTGTATAACCTCGGCTGAATAATCTGCAATGTTGACATCAGTTCATCAAGGATCGGCATGATATCATGTTGATCCCTGCCATCAATTGCCCGTGCAAATTCCGAATCCCCATCAATCTGAATAGTGTTTTGAATCGGTGCAGGGGCATACGAGTATTGGACAGCTTCCTTTTCTTCCCCGTACAATTCTCGCTTGATCGTGTAAAACGCCGCCAATTTGATGCACGTATTTGCATCTGGATTTCGCTTGCCTTGGCATTCGGCTATAGCCGCATTCAGATCGTGTTCTGTAATCACGGCTATCCCCCTAATCACATAGAATCAGCCAAACGCTTGATTTCCATGCGGATGTGATCGTCCGGCGCATCTGCCATCAGTTCACGCAGTTTGTCAGCGAGTCCGTCACGGGAATACCGTCCCATGCTGTCACGCCTACGGGCATAGCTGTTGTTCCGGGGATAGCGCATAGAACGCCCGGTCATCCCGTCATCATAGGAATAAGGGTACATTCCGCTTGCGCCATCATCATACGCTTCAATGATCTTGTCAAGATTTTTGATCGTGTGGGCGAGTTTATCAATCACATCCAATGTTCCGGCACTCTTCAGTTCGCCTTTCTTGCCGTACTCTTTCAGTTCATCGCACAGCATTTCTTTGAGTTCATAGAGTTCTTTCATCTTGTTACCTCCCTTCTTACGCAATCCGGGAAACCGTCATGTTGGCGTTCCGCACAAGGATCTCCGGCGCAACACCACCAACCGCCGCAGGGGTGGATGTGTTTTCCACCGCTACGGAGAAACAGCACCCCTTGGGTACGGTGATAATTGCTGTGGAAGTTACATTAAAGAAGTTTGCCTGTGTAGGTGGATCGTCCGCAGTAGCGGCAGGGGGAACAATCGCATTGCTTGTCTGAATCGGCTCACCATCAATAGCGAGAGCAACGCTGATTGCACCAATGGTCGCACCGTCCGGCAGGGCAACGTTCCCATTAAACGTAACTTGATACCGTGCGAAACACGCTGTCGGATTGTTCACGATACCACGGAGAATAACAATCCCACTCTGATTCCTGTGGTACACGTATCCTTTGTTGCAGGGGATAACAGTATCAAGCAGGATGTTCTGATTCGGCTCGACAAGCTGAACGGGGTTATAAGCATATTCTGCCATGATATCACCCCTTAAAAGGCGTTGCCACAGCCGCACCCGGCGTTAGTGCCGCCACAGGTGAAAATCGGCTGATTCCCGTAAACAGGCTGAGACGGGATGGGACAACTACGAAGTTCTCCAATGATGGCATCCCGGATATTACCCGTCTGAGCCGTCTGAGAAGCCGCAAGGTTCGCCATGTTGAGCTGGTTCTGGAGTCCAACATTATCCCTCTGTGCCTGTGCAAGCTGTCCCTTCACACCGTCCAGTTCGAGCTGGCACAGTTTGTCCAGAATCGCCTGTGTTCCACGTGTCTGAGAATCGATAATGTCACGGGTGTTCTGAGCCGCCGCCGTCCTGTCGGCACAGTTTTCGGTCGCAATGGTATACTTCAGATCGGCTGTAGCCGCCCGGTTGTCACAGCAACACTGTGCAAGCTGACTCTGGAGGGCGAACGCCTGTTGCATATCGGCAATCTGATTGGAGTACATCTGCTGAGTGATAGCGTTCTGTGCTCCGGTTACCGCCGCTGTGGTTCCAGCAAAACCGTTGCAAAGCTGGTTGGAAATGCCGTATACACCGTCACGAATGCTCGTGATGTTGTCATTCAGCATCTGATCCCGGAAACCACCGTTGATGTTCTGAGCGTTGTTCATCCACGGGTACAGATCGCCGCCGCCAAAGCCGCCGCCTCCGAATCCGTTATTCCAACCGCCGAGCAACAGGAACAGAATCAGAATCCACCACCCGTTGCCATCCATGAAACCGCCGTTTCCGCTTCCATACATTGGGGAGACAGGCATTACCATGCCCGTTCCGTTTTCATCAGTAAGAGCCATTTTTCGTTGATTCCTTTCGATTTATTTATTCCATCGGTCTATGCGCACTCAACCGAAAAGAATCAATTCATCAATATTCCGGGCATTTTTGCATAAAGTTCGCAAAAACTGCCTTGATATATCAAAAAATCGTCATTTTTTGATATTATCTTCCTATCATCCGGGAAAGCTGATTCGCCATCTGCACGGCTTTGTTGTACTGATCCTGCGTAACCTTCCCGGAATTAAGCAACTGCTGTACCTGCTCCTGTGGGTTGCCCTTGAACATTCTCTGAAACTGCTGAAAACGCTGAATCAGATTGTTGGGTTGATTGTTCATCATTCCGAACAAGGGATTACTCATCGTCATCTTCCCTCCTACGTTTCCGGGTCAGATTGTCCACTCTGTCCCGGAGTGCTGTTATTTGCTCCATAACGCCTTTTATTTCGTCTTTCGTGGCGAACATGGGTGAACTATCATCAGTTGCCACAGAAACGGGATTTGTTGGCGTTTTGTTCGCTTCACGGATGGTATAATCAAGAATCTTGATGGACGGCATCCCGGAAGCATCTGCACTCTTCAAGTAGATCGTCTGAGACTCGCTGTCCCATAGCTGAACGGTGTTATTGGGTGCCACAAGATAAGCCTTTGCTCCGGCCTCACCGGAAACCCATATAATGCCGTTTTGCACGCTGTTTTGCACGCCGCTTTGCACGGGTGCATAATTCTGTTGCTGATATTGCACGGGCGTGTTATAAGGCGTGTAAGTTGCCGGAAATCCGTTGTAATAAGGCATCAATCATCCCTCCAATAATATTGTGGTATTTCCTGCGAAGAATCCCAACTGTCGAAGATTACGCCATCTTTTACCGTTGCAACATGATTACCAAAGCCAAGAACATACGTGCCGTGTGGATGATCTGCGGCGAATTGCTCTGCCGTGTAGCAATCCGGGCAACTGTTTGGAATTACCGACCTTTTGAACCCATGTTGCCGGAGAACAGAACCCCACACCGCATTAGAGGATGGCATATCCCCCATCTGATACGCATTATTCGCAATCAGAGCAAAAGCCGTTTCCCAATCAATGCCCAACGCTACAGATACCGCCCGAACGGCACAATCGCCCACATTTCTGGAAACAGGGTTATTATTGAACGGCTTCCATCTGCGCACGGTATTCTTCCTCTACCCCTTCAACATATCTTTCAAACTCAAATATATTGCTGTTCCGCATATAACTCCGGCAAACAGCAACAGCAACTTCTCTCGGCATTCCGCAATCAATAAGCCTTGCAATAAGTTTGTTCATATCACCGCCCCTTTCGGATATATTTTGACAAAAAAAGAACCCGTCCACGAGGTTGTGAACGGGTATCTTTGAGGTAATTTTGAGGTATTTTATTTCTTAATATCTTCCCGGATCAAATCTTTGATGTAGCCTTGAACATTCTCCTTACTTTCAAGATGTTGCAGTATATCTTTATCCGTCTTGAGATTTAACTTCAGATAAACTCCTTTCGTATTCTGTGCATCATATTTCCTTACCGCTTTTTTCTGCGCTTCCGTTGCCATTATTTTGTCTCCTATAGCAAGTACCATCGTGAAAGTCACAATCGCCCGGACTATTTCCATCTTCCTGTTGATCCCACATACAAAGAGTGCAGAGCATCAACGGTTTTCCACACACCGGACAAGAAAGATCATATCTTGCGGTTTCATCGTTGTCAATAACAATAGGAATTGAGTTGTCGCAATGCGGACAATATTCCTCAAAATTGTATCCTTCCGGCGCATCTGACGGCTTATATGCCTTGTGCATTTTCCTGCTCCTCCTCAAAATGTTTTCCATTTTGCTTCTATCCATTTGTCTTTTTCACACTTGGTTTCCCAATGCCAGCCGCCATCATAAGTGTTCGGAACTTGTACCTTGTGCTGTTCATAGTATTTTTCGGATTGCTTTGCGGAAAGAACGATGTTGAATAGCTGATTTGCAATCTCCTTTGCTTCTTCATCACTTGTTTTTTTGAACAAGCAATCATACATCCAATCTCTGCTCAATTCTTCCATATATACATTTTTCAGCCGTTTACCATCCACGACCGGGGTTTTTAAATAGTGCATTTCAAAGAACGGATTATCATCAAGGCTGATATGGTAGTACATATCATCAAGAATAAAGCAAATCCACGATTGCCCATAAATGCGCTTGACTTCATCTTCCGTTTGATAAGCTCTGTTGGTTGCCATACAGTGCTTGTAGGGTTCAACCTCGCCACCGTTGTCCTCCACAATCTTTACCAAGCATCCAAGAACACGGCATGAATTGTAATTCCACGGTGTAAGATAAAGCCGCTGATCTTCTTTCATAACGAACATTGCTCTCAACCCTTTCTGCCGGGATTAGCCGCCCGGCTCGGCGTGTCTGTTATTTACTCTTTTGTCGCTACCTTACGGAAACTGTCAACTCCGGGAATCAACGCCAGACTTGAACCGCAATCCCACCGAACATGAATCTGTCCAATATCATCAACATATTCAGCAGTTCCAAGGGAACCGGAATAAAGTTTGGAAAACGGATCATCCATAGAAATAAGTTCAACCCTTGTTCCAGCTGGATACTGTGACCTTATTCTTGATACTTCCTTCTGTGTAGGCATTCTCATTTTTCTTTCTCCTTTCATAAAATACTGCGTTTCTGCCTTGCCCATGCAAGCATCTCCGTCATCGTGAAGGTGTCTGCACCTTCCATGTATACTTGCTGGATGAAACAGATTACAGAAAAGAAATCACCGTATTTCGCAATCTGCCGTCTATGCCCAGCAACCACCTTGTAAACCCGGAAGGGGTTATATTCCCCTTCCCGGTTGATCCGAATACATACAAGGTGAAATCCATCAAGCCGAATCTCAAGCACCTTTTTGCTCATTTTCCTTCTCCTTCCATTCCTTCAGCTTCCGCGCGTTCTCCCGTTCGATCTCAACGTGAACCTTCAGCTTTTCCTTGAATGTCATCTGTTCTCCCTCCATCCATCGCCGAACCGACTCATTACGGATTTAGCAGTTTTTTCTGTCGTATAATCTTTTGCCCAAATCCGCTTGCCGTGTGCATCTGAAACCTTCAGCGTTGCCGTCCCATTCCGGTTAAGCCGGATAGATGCAGTACCTCCGTAGATGTCCCTAAAATACTTTGTCATAGCTCTCAACCCTTTCTCCGTGCCTTCTGGCATCGGCTACGATGTCCGGAAGTTCCGGGCACCGTCTGCCGATGTCAAAATTGAATTTCTTCGTACAGATCATAACCATCATCAAAGAAACCCATTGCACTAAGATGTCCTGCAAGCTCAATCCGCTTTGATGTAATTCCTTTCCCCTTGATCTCTACTGGGCAGATCCAGCACCCATAAAGCCACTTGCCGCCAGCTTTCTTGATCTCGTCCTTGACCGGGAATGTGTTTCCCCTCAATACATATCCGACCCCATCCTTGCCACAGCCGAAGGTAGAATAACGATATTCAATCGCTTTGCGGTTTGCTTCCGCAATTTCTTCGGCGTGTTCCTGCTCATACTTGGCTTCCTCTGCGGCTTTCTTCTCCGCTTTTGCTTGCCGCCGAGCTTGGAGTTTCGCCCAATATTCCGGTGTGTACTCCTTCACAACCTTCGCAACCGCCCGAACACCAGAGCCGCCGCAAGCGTAGCAAACTCTTCCGGTATTGATCCACTTATCAAGCATCCCGTAACCGCTACATCTGGGGCAAGTAAAATCGTGATAAATCTTGGTTCCATTCTTATCGGTGCGAATGTACTTAACTAAATCCTGCCGTGCCATCTTGATGACCTCCTTGCCTTGATGATATAAGTATATACTTATTTTAAGAAAAAGTAAAGTGTTTTTTTGATATTGCACATAAAAAATATCCCGGCAATTAGCCGGGAATATGCTTGAAAAGGATATCTTCACATTGATGTATGATTTTCCGTGCTTGCCTTGGCGATTTGTCGCACTCCTCCGCAAGCCGTTCAAAGGTTAATCCGTCCAACAAGCGCAATTTGAGCATCTGGCGGCGGTTTTCGGCATCGAAACCGATTATCCATTCATCTATAAGGCGTTCTAATTCCGTCCTGCCAAGATCGCACAGTTTCATTTTGACCGCACACGACCTGTTCCGTGGCACATATTGCACTTCTTATAACCGGAATTACCGCCCGTCTTCCGAACTCTGCGTTTGATTGTCTGTTTTACCTTCGCCATAGATAGCATCTCCCGTGCCGCTTACAACTGCGGTTCCGATTCCGGTATCAACTTCCTGTGTGATAATTTCTTCGGCAAATTGCGACTCATAGATCAGCCAACCTACATTCGACCCGATCAGAGCAACAATCAGCACAAGAATTACGATCCACAGCCGCTTGTTGTTCCGCTCCATCCGGGTCATGTCGCCCTCATGTACGAAATAGGGAATCATTGCTGTATCGTTTTCCATCCTTTTCCCCTCCGTGGTTTTTTAACATTATACCACGAAAAGCCTTATTTCTCAACGGTTTCGGGCGGTTTGTCTTCATAGACAGGTATCTCAACAGCCTCAACATTTGCGGCATCGATCAGACCCTCGCCGATGATGTACGCAACCACCGCCGCCCCGGACATAATCAGAGCGGTAACCTGTACGGCCGTTTCCTGCGTACCGCCGAAAGCAATAATCATTCCCGTAACAAACTGAGCCAGAGCCGCCCAAAACTTGCGAGATGTCAGCTTTTTCTTCCAATCGATCATGGTATTACCCCCTCATTCCAATTCTTCCCGGCTTACTCCACGGGTTAAAAGGTATTCGTACAGCTTATCGTCCGTTTCCTGCAATTTGTTGTGGTCATTGCCGCTCTGAAGGTGCTTTACGATCCTGTGAAGCGTTTTCAGAATCTCAGTAGAATCCTTTTGGCTTTCGTCAAAACGGCGGTTTCCTTGTTCTAACCGCTGATTCACAACAACTTGCCATGATTCGATGTTCGCTAACCTCTCTTTGATGCTTTCAATCTCCCTTGCACGGGCATCCCGTCCAGTAAGTTTTTTCCACGCATCAACGCCTTTTGACAGCACGTTAATGCCCTCAAGCACAATCAAAATCACGGCAAGCGTTGTCAGCAGATTACCGCCGTTCAACTCCACGTTAGGCATTGGTTTCACCCCCTCTCCGCTATCATCGTGCCGCCGTACTTGCCAATAATTTCATCGGCTACGACTTTTCCAAGGTGCTGTATGTTGACGGTATACAGGGTAGTTTCACCGGAATTGAGTGCATCCCACGTCTTGGCACCCACAACGCCATCAGCGGTCAGACCGTTGTCGCTCTGAAACGCCTTGACAGCGGAAAGGGTCTTATTGCCGAAAGCTCCGTCAGCTCCATACGGGGACAGATCGTAACCAAACTGAATTAATTTGGTCTGAAGCAGAGTAACGTACTCACCCCTGCTCCCCTTCCTCAAAGTAGGGAATACCACGGGCAAATCACCACCTTCCAACCCTTTAGGCACTGCCCAATGTGTGCATTTTCTTGACAATTTCTCTTTTTTGACATCTCCGGAGCAATGAATCATCATTCCTCCCCCTACATAAAACCCAACGTGTTCCATGATGTTTGTGTTCTTTGGATTTTGCCAAAAAACACAACATAATCTTTCGGGGAGGGTTGATATTTCACCCTTGCCAAGCCAATTGGAATCAGACCGCCACATGGAAGATGCACCGCCACCACTCATGCTGATTCCTACACGGCTTAAAACTT